TTGAATGGTCTGTTCACGGCGGGACATAGGCATATCGGAAATCCTCCTTTGTTCGATTTGGGGTTCGTTGGAACGCGCCGCACCTGCGGGCGTGGGGGTCTGTGCGGCTGCAAGGCTGCGTTCAGCTTCTTCAAGCTGCTGTTCAAGGTCGGCGATTTCCGTTTCCAGTGCGGCAATATCGCCTTGGTTGGCGGCTTGATCCGCGTCAAATTCTTCAATCGCGGAATCAACGGCGGCGCGTTCCTCATCGGTGGACGCGCTTTCGATGTCGGCTTCAAGCTCCGCTTCGCGGGTTTGGAGCGCGGCGGCGGCTTGACGAAGTTCTTCAAGCTTCGCTTTCTTTTCACGGATTTGTTTTTGCATAACAAGTGTTCTAAGTGCCATAATAGGTTAAGCCTCCTTTTTGAGTTTTTGGCGGGCGCTTTCACGCCACGCCTTGGATTGTCGCTCTTTGATGGTGTCAAAATCCTTTTGACGGGCTGTAACGCTGGTCGCCTCATAGGCGGGAAAGGTTACGATGGACACCTCATAAAGAGGATCGACGCGGGTTATTGTCCAGTGAATATTGTCGTCGGTGATCTCGACTTCTTCTTCGGCAATATCAAAGCCGAAGCTGCATTGATCAACGTCGCCGCGCTTCACGCGGGCATATAAAGACATAGCGTCGTCGTCATCTTGGTTGATGACTATTCGGCCATGCAAACCCTTGTCGTCTTCATAAAGCGTAAGCGTTCCGGCACGGGTGCGGCCAAGAACCAGTGTTGAATCATGGTTCACAAGGGCGCGAACGTCAGTACCGATAACGCCGGAAAAAGCACCCTTGCGGATGCTTTCTGTTGCGTCGGGCCATAATTTGTAGACATCATCAAAAACGGCAAAATAGCCCTCGATGACAAGTTCGTTCACGCCGTCCCGCATTTGTTCGCGGGTTGTGAATTGCGTCATGTGCGAAAAGCTGCGGCGCTCATTAGTCCGCTGTTGGATTTGGGGCATTTTCTTCTTCACCACCTTTCAATTTCTTTTGGAATCCAACCGCTTCAAGCGGAATGAAGTTTTCCAAAATCTTTAATTCGTCGAGGCCCGGAAGGGGCGGCAGACTAATCCAATTTCGAACTTCGTTCCCGGTCATGAGTGCGGCGGCGGCCAGTTCTTTCCCGATAGTCGCAAGCTCTTTAATGTCGTAAGCAAAAAGGCTTCGAGGATTGAAAGCAAAATAACGCCTCGGAGAAAGCAAAAGCTTGCGGGTCATTTCCTGCTGGATGATTTGTGCCGTATCCATAACAATGTTTCGAACTGCGTTGTTATGCTCATCACGATTGAACGCGCCCGCACCAACGGCATACAAGGGAACGCCGATCATAGCGGCAACGGTTTTTTTGTCCAAAACTACGTTATCGGCAATAGCTAAATCGGTGAGTGATAAGGGCTTGACGGTTTGAACCTCCATGACCTCGGAGGGAACAAGCCACGGTTCCCCGGCTTTGGTTGGCCCCATGTATTCATCCATGACCTTCTTTCGGCCTTCGGGTGTCAAGTCCGGCATGTCCGAAACACGAATAATAACAGACGGCTTCCATTTGTCAGCCATAAAGCCTTTTTTAGTAGCCGCCGCCTGTTGGAGGTTTGAAACAACATCGGCAAGGCATATCCGAAACCCTGTCCCCATGTGCGATCGATCCGGGTCGGGGTTCATAGCGAAATGCAGAATATTGGAATCGTCGAAATGGGTTCCGTTGACAATCACCGAATAGCCGCCGTCCGGCTTATCGGTGATTGAAACGCGTGAAGCAGGGATTGGAAGCAGACGATCAAGCAAGCCGTTTTGTGTCACGGGAACGGTGACTTGATTCCCCTCACCTTCGAGGAAAAGGGTTCGCACGATTGACGAAATGAACGTTTTCCGCGTCATATGCGGATTAGGTTCAATATCAATACGCCGGGCGAATTCGTCACGGATTCGAATATCCCCGTTTTCGGTGTTCTCCATCAAGTGTATGGTCATGCTTGAAACGCGGTTCGCAATCCAGTTTACGGCCATGCGAACTTCGGGATTATCACTAAGCCGGGTATAGCCGGGAATGGTAAGCGTTTCGCGTGCCTCCACCGAAAGGAACCAATTTTCGGCTTTGCCTCTTTGCTGGGGCTTGTCCCTGGCCCGTGCTGCGATTCGCTTATTGTTTTTACTCATGCTGTTTAGCACCTCCCCAATATTCATCGGAACGCCCTTGCTTTTCCATGTCCTTTAATCGGCGCACGGTAGCAAATACGGCGGCATCGAATAGGTCGATTCTTTGATTCGGTGATACTTTTTCATACATAATCATGTCGTCGGTTTTTTCAATGCCGTGGACATTTTGAACGCAGTATTCGAAAGCGTCGGAATGCAGATAGTAAAGTTTTTTGTTTTTGGCTTGGTTTTCAAGCTGCCGGAAACCCTCATTTTTCAAAATATAAAGCTGTAATTGATCAACAACCTTGAATTTTGCTTTTCGCATTAAGAGAACATATTCGCGGGCGAACTTGGGGTCATGTCCAATTTGCTTGATGTTGAACCCCATGTTGCGCATTTTCACAAACCAATTTACAACATCTTCAAGGGCAACGGTTGCGGTGTTGCTCATAGTGAGCCATCCGTCGTCCTTCCATCCGAAAAGCGGGATATTATCATCTTCGGCTTTTTCTTTGGCGGCAACGATTGGAAAAAAGCCATGTGTGATGATAATGTCAACACCCTTGTAATGCCCTGCCAAGGCTGCCGCCGAAAGGTCATAGAGCTTTGACAGGTCAGCGCCGCCATACCATTTGATAGGGAGCTTTGCAAGCTCCGCAAGCGTCCAAGAATAGCATTGGTCGCTTGCTTGAAACTCATCGATGTTGAAATACGCTTTCAAAGCGGCGGTGTAAATGTTCAGACTTTTGGAAAGAAAATCTTTTCGCTGTTGCGGGTCGTCTGCCGCTTCCAACGCCCCGGTCATCATTTCGGCGGGACGGATAGAAACGCCATAATTCGGGTTGGCTTTTTCATGCTGGATCGGGTCGAGATAATCAACGTCTTTTTCTTCTTCTTCGTCAGCCTTGCAGATGAAAACGAACATGCTATCATTTTTGTTTGTGCCGTTCAAAATACCTTGGCAGTATTGCAAACGCTTGTAACAAAAAGAAGTGGTGTCATCCCCTGCGGTGGTTATGCCAATACAAAGCCGATTGGTGTATGCTTTCCCTGCCTCTCTGATGACGTTATATTGCTTCGCGTTTTTGTAGGCGTGAAGCTCGTCGCAAATTTGGATATTGGAATTTAAGGAATCGTGTTTGTCCGGGTTTGCTGCCAGTGCTTCGATTGAAATTGATCCAGTAACGCGCCCGTTGCTGTCGCGGAATGTACGGGAAATGGAATGTTCGCTATTGTTATCAAGCACGCGGAAGTTATCAATTTCGCCAATTTCCCGAAGGGAGAATGTAATATCATCAAAGGATTGCTTCGCCTGTCGGAGCGAAGCGCCTATGATATAGATTTTAGATCCCGAAGCGCGTTCAAGCAGAGCCACGCCCCAAGCGAAAGCCGCTATAAAAAGCGTTTTCCCGTTTTTCCTTGGAATAAAAATGAACGCCTCTTTGAATCGGCGTTCATTGGTTCCCGTAAGATAAAAGCCAAGCAGATTGACAACGCAGAATTTTTCCCATGGTTCGAGCAGAAGCGGCTTTCCCATAAGCGGGGTAGCGTCGATCATTTCACCTTGCTTGTGTTTTATAGTTTTCTCGATCATCTGAACGACGAATTCGGCGGGCTTCATTTTTATTTCGAAATCCGGGTTTTCAAGGTCGTTCATAAACCTTTGCGCCGCTTGTATGCGCTCGATATTGGCAACGATAGCGCCCGATAGAATTTGACTGGCATAATCAAACGCCGCACGGAACGACGGCCATTGGGAACAAAGGTCGTCGAACTTGCTTTTGACTTTAGGCAAAGTTTTCTAGCGCTTTCATTGCTTCATCAAGCCCGGAGGCTTCGGGCTTTTTCGAAAATGCCTTATCATCAAATTTTGCCAGTCCTTGCGGCGTAAGGCCAAGCGCGTTCGCATAAACAAGAATGTCTTTTCGCAGGGTTTCGAGGGTGGTCACGATTGGGGCTTTCTTAAACCCTGTATTCGTTGAAACTTGGAAGGCGTAGCCGGATGCCTTGTACTTTTTTTCGAGCGCGTCGCGTTGTGTCATAAGCTGGGCATAAACTTCTAACATTGGCATAAATTCCGGCTTGTAAATGCCAAGTGTTTTCATATGCGCTTCGGCTTGCATAAGATGTTTGGATTTTTGCGCCATGGTCAAA